TTACAATTGTGCGAGAGGATACAGCAGTTGATACAAGGCAAGAAACGATGGATATCCTTGCGAAACACTTCGGAATATAAGAAAAAAGGCGGCTAAGACCGCCCTTTTGCTTCTATTAGAGCATTTTAAATCCGAACCACTATTTGATTGTATGGCTTCGGGATTATTTGGTTTTTTGGTGCTTTGCTTCATTTCGATGTACGATATTTGTTTGCCGTCTTTGATATTGTAGTAGATGATTAATTTGTTGTCGTAGATGTATATGGAGTTTATGAAAACATCTATTATGCGGCGTTGGAAGGTTTCGTCTAGGGGGTCGCCTTTGCAAAAAGTTTCCAGCCAAGCCGTGATTTGTTCTTCGGTGTAGCGGATGTTGTTTGCTATGTGAAGGCGGGCGAGGTCTTGCTCGGTATCTATTTTTTGCGCTTCGAGGGTTTCGATTTTTTCGTAGTAGTGTTTTTTGATTTTGTCGGGGGCTTCTAGCGAAGCATTTACGGCTTTGTTGATGTCTATATCTAATCTTGTAATGCGGTTTTCTATTTCTTTTATTTTTTGGTTGTTAAATTCGTTATCGTGAGCTTGTACTATGCGGGAAGCAATATATTTTATGCGTTCGGGCGTTAGTACGTATTCGAGTGTTTGCTCTACTACGTACCACTCTAAAAAGCCCTTTTTTTCGTTTGTTTTTTTGCAAGTTTTGAGTTTCTTTTTTCTGCCACAGGCATAATAATTATGTACTTTGCCCGTTCGACTTGTCCCTGCGTCGCCTACAAGGCGTGTGCCGCATAGTCCGCAGTATGCTTTGCCTTGCAACAAGAAGTCTTGGCGGGCTTTTGCGGTAGCTGGTGCGTGTTTTTTTGCCGTCAATTTGTCTTGGACGGTAAAAAATATTTTTTCGTCTATGAGCGGTGGACAAACTCCAACAACTTCCTCGCCTTTGTGCATATATTTTCCTATGTATTTTGTATTACGTAGGGTGCCTTGAAATGATTTAAGCGTGAAGAGTTTGCCTGTTTGGTTTCTGTGTCCTTTTTGGTTTAGCTCGTCGATTATTTTTCTTTTTGAAGCGCCTTTTGCGTATTGTTCAAAAACGTATTGGATGATTGGGGCTGTTTTTTCGTCTTTTACAAGTTTTTTATCTTCGATTTTATAACCAAATGGAGCTTTGCCGCCGACGTGATTACCTTTTAGGGCGGCTTCACGTTGCCCACGTTTTACGTGTTTTGAAAGATTTGCACTGTAATATTCTGCCATACTTTCTAGCATACCCTCTAAAATTATACCTTCGGGGTCTGATGATATATTTTCTGTAGCAGATACAACATTAACGCCCGATTTTTTTAGTTTTGCCTTGTACATTGCGCTATCGTAGCGGTTGCGTGCGAAGCGGTCGAGCTTCCACACTATTACGGCGGCAAATTGTTTTTTTGCACTATCTGTTACCATACGTTGAAAATCAGGTCTATCGTCTGTTTTTGCTGACAATGCACGGTCGATATATTCGCCGACTATAAAAAAGCCTTCACGCTCTGCGAAGGCATAACAGTCCCTTAATTGTCCATCTATGCTTTGGTCTTGTTGGCTATGGCTTGAATATCGAGCATATATAACGGCGGGGATTAGGTCTTTTTGTTTTTTTAATGCGGACATATTATCACCTCGTTAATCGACAATTACCGAAAAAATACGTTCTATTGTAGCACCGCCGCCAGTAATGCGAGCCAATGCATCATTACGTGCGCCTGTTTGACCGCCGATTTGCCACGTCCACGACGCAAAACCGTTTGTATCTGATGTAGTATCTCCAAGACCTTCCGCAGTAGCCCAAGTTGCATACCTAATTTCTAACTTATATTGAGTGTTCGGCAAGCCTTGTATGGAAATAGTTACACGTTCGTTGCGGCGTACTTCGGTCGGAATAGAAATAATTTGTAACGCTTGGGTTGTGGGTGTTGGTGTAGTTGGCTCGGTTATAGCGGGTTGTACAACGGTTGTCGTCGCTACCGTTGGTGGTTGGGTTGTTTGGGCTTGGGTTATTGTCGCTTGTTCTTGGTGTGGTTCTATAGTTGTAATTTCTTGCATTTGTGGCTCTGTTATGACTTCGTATGCCGTTGTTATTGGTTCGGTTTGTTGGTCGTTTTCGGCATATGTTTCTATATAGGGCGGCTCTGTTTGTGCCGTTTGCGACTGGTCTTCGAGTTCTTGCAAAACAATACCAAAAACACCTATCATAAAAAGCAAGAAAATTATAAATATAGCACCACCGCCGACCCAAACATACCAACGCTTATATAACGGAATATTTGATTTGCTCATTTGTAACACCTCATCATTAGTTAAAATTTGGCTTTGAGTAGCTTTATTGATAATTTGTGGCGTTTTTATGTTAGTAGGCAGAGTTTGCTTGTTTTTGGCTTCGATTATTTTTTTGATTGGTAGTATGAAAGGGTAGTATACCAAAGCGACCATTGCCCATATTGAAAGCCAAATTGTGTAATACGAAGCCCAATATACAATCCACACCCATATTAAAAAAATAGCGGTTTTGGCTGTTAGGCGTATGCCGAAAACCATACCAAGACTGCCTTTTGCTGGTCTTAGTCTTTTTGTTATGCCTACTAGCATTTTATCACCTCAATTTTATCTTAATTTATATACGCTTTACCCAATTTGGGTGTTCTCGTATGTCGAATACAAACCCTTGCCGCTTTTTGCGTCGGCGTATCTTTGACGCACTAGGTCAATTGCTTCTTCTTCTGTTAGCCCTTTGTTCCATTCAGCAAAGATTTCCTCTTTAGTCGGGCTTGTTTCAATCGAAAATTCAACATCATAATTTGGTTGATAGTCAATATAACTTTCCATAGATGCTGTCATTTCGACGGTTCGCTTAATATGGTCTTTGCCATCTTTATTTAATGCCCTATATGCAATTAAAAGTCTGACTTCGTCGGCTGTTTTTGCGTAAGCTGATGAACTTTGACCGCTTATCCCCAATAATTCGTTACCTGTAACTTCAAGCACTTTTGCAAGTTTCTTTATTGTTTCAACATCGGGTTCATTTAAACCATTTTCGTATCTGCTCAATGTCGAAGATGGAATACCAGTCTTTTCTGCTAGTTCCCTTTGCAACAATCCTTTTTGCGTTCTGAAGCCGATAAGGCGTTGCCCAAAAGTAAGATTATCGACCTTTATCACCTCATTTCTATAACATTATAAAACTCTTTTCGATATATGTCAACAAGAAATTTTCCATTTTTGAAAATAAATCTAAAAAAATGCTTGACAATTTCCAATAATGGAATTATACTAATGTTAATCCCATTATTGGAATTGAAAGCGAGGTGTAATTATGTGCTATCCAAACCTAGAAGCCGAACAGGCGAGAAGTGGACACAAAGACGCTTTTGTTGCACAAAAACTTAATATTACAAGTAAGTCTTACCAAAACAAAAAAAGATACGGAACTTTCAAAGTTAGCGAAGCGGAGATTTTAATAAAAATGTATCAATGTGAATTTGAGTATTTATTTGCCCGTGAACCACAAACCGCCTAACACCACCACGAAAGGGGATTTAAAAAATGTGTAAATTTGAAAAGGCATATGAAAACGCAAAGCATATTGCGGTACGTTCTACAAAAGAGGGCTGGAATTATAGATATATTATTGAATTATCTAACAAAGCCGCCGACAAACACGGGATTAATCATATAGATTTTTTGGCTGATGTTTTATCGGAATATGACAATTTGAGGTGATGAGCTTATGACAAGCAATGATTTACATAGGTCGTATAATGCCGCATACCAGCTATGCGCCCGATACCTTAACGTCGCCACGAAAGAGGACTTTTTGGAAGCGGCACACGAAGCTATTGCGCTGGATGGGCTTGCAAGGGAAGTTACTTTTGTCACATTGCGCAATATGGAAGAAAAGGCTTTTGGGTATACGTTAGCAATGCGGGATAGCATTATATGGAAGGCTTACATAAAGCATATTGACGGGCATTTTTACCGCAAGCCAAAGCGGGCGGCGGGGCAAGATTTTAATAAAAGCAGGTGATTGGGCGGTGCGTAAAGGCTATATACGGAAAGAAATGGAAAAGAGGTTGCGGCGGTCGGGTGTTCATCCGCAGGATATACAAGAAATTGCGGATTTTATAGAGCAGGCTAGGCGGCGTGATAGGCAGTTTGCCAGCGGCAAGCCGCCGCAGAGAGAAGAAAGCATATTTGTATGCATAGAAAGGAGCGCAAAAGATGGACAAACAAAAGGAAAATGACATTTTGCGTAATGCTGTTTTGTTGGATGATGCAAGGGCTGTTACAGAGATTATAAATGATTTACCTAGGGACTTTAAACTGCTTTTTGTTGGGCAAGTTTTGGGATTTGCTACAGCAAAAGGCATTGATACAAACCCGCCGCCAACGCCTACCGTTGAAATGGCGGCGGAAATTGCAGTATGAAAGGGGCGTAAGATATGGCTATTAAAACGCTTGCGCCACATCAACGACTTGTGCAATGCGGGCAGACGGCGTTACGTGCGCCCGACGGGACACCGTTGCCCGCCGTGCCTATGTATATAATAGTTGGTGATGATGTGGTATGTGAAAAAACGGGGCTTGCGGAAAGCGAAATTGATTTGCACCGTGATATTGCCGCAGAGCTTGCGGCGTTGTTTGGGCAATATGTGGAAGGCGTGGAAGCCTTGGAAAGGAGTGTTACATAATGAAAAAGTATTTTTGCACCATTAGCGTTATTGAGATGGATAAAATCGGCGTGGCTGATGCTGATAAAAAGGTTATTGAGCGGATTATATATGCGCTTGATTTTGAAACGGCTAAAAACAAGGCTATGGAATGTTTTGCGGCATATGCGGCGAAAGCGGAAAAGGATGTTTTGTTAGAAAGTATTGTTTTTGAAGAACAGGGCGGTGAAAGTGTATGAAATTAAAGACTTTAGCGAAGGTTTGCAGAAAGGAAGGCTTTTTTGCACTATATGACAAAATGGACAATGACGGTAAAGTTGTTGAGCAATGGCTAGGCTGTTGGGGTGCAGTTTATGTATTGCCCGATTTGCCGCATTTGACGGCAGAGCATATACCAAGGCTTTTTGATTTGACGGCAAAACAGCTTGGAAAGATAACTATTAAACAACAATTTTTGCCCGAAAATTATAATTTTGACCACGACGATAAAAACGAAAGTGTATGCGAGCGTGAAAAGATGACCATAGGTTATGACGGGCGTATTCTGCGCCCTATTATGACAAAGAAGGGTTTAGAGCTTATAGACGACGATTATTTGTCGCCTTTGGATGATGTTGCGGACGAGCTGGGAATATATGAACGACGGACGGAAAGCGGCAGGGCGTATTTTGCACTTAAGGTAGGCTTTTTAGTTGTTGGAATTATTATGCCGTATGATGGGATTGACGAAATTCTTGTTGAAGAAATAGAAAAGATGGCTTTTAAAAGTCGCAAGGCGTTGGAAGCGAAAGTTAAAAGACAAAAAAAGACAAAGGAGTGGTTAGAAGATGAAATGCAAGATATGCAGTAACGAATTTGCCTTATCGAAAAAAGATACATATATCGTCTTTAAAAATATGGGGTTATTTGGTGCTGACAAATATTATGATGCGGTTAACTGCCCACAATGCGGATGTCAAAATGTGCTTGGCGAGCGACTTTGTGAATTTGGATTAAAAAAAGTGTCCGAAAGTAGCACAAATAAGGATGGCGAAAAATGATGACATTTATTGATTTTGCATTAGCAACAGTTGCTATTTTTATTGGGGTTATGTGTTTGGTTGGTATTATACTTGCGGTGTATATAACTTTTAGAGTATTTAAGCATTTTAATATCGAGCGCAAAAAGGATGGTGAGAACCGTGGAAAATGAAGAAATGAAGGGTTTAAGCCCAGAAGTTTTAGAAGAATTTAAAGAAATGGGTTTTATGTTCGCACAGGCTTATATGGCAGTTAAGGAAGGCGTTGCGGCGGCTATGGAGGTTGTTGACGCTTTTGTTGAAAAAGAAAATAACGGCTTATCTGATACATAAGCCGTTATTCGCCAAAGGAGATACTGCCTGTTTTTGTGATACCAATCCAAAATTATTTTATCACAAAAACGGTAAAAAGTCAAGTATTTTTTTGATTTTTTTCGCCTTTTTGGCGAAATGCGGGCTTGTATGAGGTATTAAGTAATTGCAAGTATTAAAAATATTTGATGTGTTGCACATACATACGTTTGTACGCTGTTGCGTACAAACTTGAACAAAAAGCCAAGGAGTGATAAAAAATGAAAGTAGTTAAAATACCGTTTAAGGTTTTGAAGGATTTATATATGTTGTGGTACAAGCTAGAAGATATTGAAATGCCTTGCGAAGCAAAGCGGAGTTTTGAAGAAATAGGAAAATATTTGCATAGCAAGGTTAGTATGGTTTTAGCGAACGACGCTTATACGAAGTACGTCGCCACCGACGGCGAGGAAAAACAAGTCTACCTTGAGCAGTACAAGTTTTATAAAAACCGTGCGGGGGAAGGTGAAAAGAGTGGCGACATATAGCGGCGAAAGTTACGAGTGTCTTTTTTACACACCTTCGGGCGAGATTGGCGAAAATGCATTTGAAAGTTTGCGTCATAAAAATGTTTTTAGATACCGTGCCAAGACGATAAAAAGCGGTGATGTGGTAGAAGTAGAGATTTACCCGATATGGAACACAAAAGTTGAAGCGAAAGCCGCAAGAGCCGCAGAAAGCAGGGCGGCGCAAAGGGCTTTAAACCGCCGCAATAGCGCAAAGACACTTGCACGGCTTGTAGACAATAATTTTACAAAAGATGATGTATGTGTATACCTTACATATGCCGATAAAGGCGAATGGCACGATAAAAAGCCTATTTTACCCGACAAAAAACAAGCTCGCAAGCATATACGGAAGTTTATGCGAGATGTGCGAGCTTATCGCAAGCGGAACGGTATGAGCGAATTAAAATATGTTTATGTTATGGAGTTTTTCGACGGTGAAGGGCGCAAGGCAAGAGCGCATCACCACATTATAATGTCGGGTATTGATAGGGAAGTTATAAAAAAGCTATGGAAGTATGGCGGCATTGGCGAAAGGCGGCTTGACCCCGAAAATTACGGGAATACGCTTGCGGGGTTAGTGCATTACATCACAAAACAGCCTGTAGACAAGCAGACTAAAAAGTGGGCGGCTTCACGCAATTTAAAACCGCCAAAGGTTACAATTGCAGATACGAAGTTATCCAAGAAGCAAGCGGAAAGGCTGGCGGCAGATGTTAAAGCCGCCGCACCGACTATTTTTAACAAGCATTTTCCCGATTGTGAGCTTGATGAATGTTATGTAAGGTCTAGCGAGATTGTGGCGGGAGCTTATATCTACGCCCGTATGCATAAAGATTATACCGTGAAATGGAAGGGGTAAAAAGTATAATGGATAAAGATAAAACTAAAAAATGTGAGTATTGCGGTGGCGGTGTAGAGATTACGGGCGACCCGATTTTGCCGTACATTTGTACGGTATGCGGTGAGCATCTTTTGCCGTGCGAGATTGTCGAAGTGAAGGGGGCAAAAAGTGATGGATAAGCGAGTTTTTGAATGTGGAAAAGTATACTGGTATGTTGCGGATTTTTGGGAAACATTTGTTTGCGCCCCTGTAAGGATTGAGGGTAGGCGGATTGTAATAGTTAATGAACTGGTGGGGCGTGGCGGCTATAAGCCACAAGAAAGGTTATTTTATGAAAATTACGATATTAAAAGGCTTTTTAAGAGCAAAAGAAAAGCTATGAAAGTGGCTAGAGAACTAAAAAAGGGAGTTGAAAGCATATGCGGGTAATTTGTGTTATCAACCTAAAAGGCGGAGTTGCTAAAACAATAAGCTCAATAAATATTGCCCATATTTTGGCGGAAAAGCACGGCGAGCGGGTTTTGTTAATTGATTGCGATAAACAGGGCAATACATCTAAATTTTTCGGAGTACATAGCTACAAACACATATCGCTTGCGGACGTTTTGTTGGCTAGGCAAAATGACGCATTGGTTGGCGTTGCACGTGTTACAAAATATAAAAATTTGGATATTGTACCCGCAAATATGCATTTAATGCGGGCGGAACGTGAAATACTGCTTGATATATCACGACCCCAACAGACACGGTTAAAAAAATCATTACAAGAGTATCGGAAGCACAAAGAATACGATTATGTTGTAGTTGATTGTGCGCCCGACCTTAATATGTCGGTCGTTAATGCCATTGTTGCGGCAGATGATATTATCATCCCTATAAAGGTTGATAAATTTGCTTTTGATGGGATTGACCAATTATTAGAACAAATTGAGGAATTGCGGGAGTTTAACCCAAATTTGCGCATTGTTGGCGGCTTCATTACTATGTACAGTAGAACCAATGTTAATATGCAAGGTGTAGAGGTTTTGAAAGAAAAGGCTAATTTGCCTATGTTTTCTACGGTGATACGAAATACGGCAAAGGTTGTTGAAACTACATACGAAGGTTTGCCCATAGTAGAGCATACGCCGAAAAGCTCGGCGGCAAAGGATTATTTAGCATTGGTCGTTGAATATTTAGAGCTTGTAAATGTGTCCGAAACTATCACGAATGAGGGGAGCGAATACAATGTTTATTAGTCCTAGTGAAGCCTTTTTGGAGTTTGGCGAGATTTTTGCGAAAGGGTTTGAAATAGGGATTAGGCAACAAACGCTTTCAAAGCGTAAAATTAAGCATTACGCCAAAAATTCAAAGAAACTACGCATACGCAAGAAATATCAAAAAAAGATGGATATGCTAGGGATGAGGTGATGATGTGCCTAAAAAATTTAGTATGAAAGATATTTTAAGCGAGCAATCGAAGTCCGAAGCGTTGCCCGCACCTTCGCAGAGCGGGGAAATTCGCAATATACTTATCAGCGAAATTATGCCGTCCGAAATGAATAAATACGGTATACGAGAGATTGAGGAATTAGCGGCGAGTATAGAGGAAATTGGGCTTTTGCATAATTTGGTTGTGCTAGAAAAAGGCGAAAGTAGAAAATACGAGCTTATAAGCGGTGAAAGGCGTTTTGAAGCGTGTAAAATGTTGTTTCTTGGCGGCAATATGGATTTTAAGACCGTGCCTTGTAAGGTCGAACGGAGCATAAGTTCCGAAATTGACGAATTAAAATTAATACACGCTAACGCTACGGCTAGAGAGCTTACGGACTATGAAAAAACTATGCAAGCCGCCCGTATAAAGGATATTGTTAAGAAGTTGAAAAATAACGGACACGAATTTAAAGGGCGTACTAGGGATATTGTGGCGGATATGTTAAATGTGTCGCCCGCGCAAGTTGGGCGTATGGAAAGCATTAACAAAAATCTATCTCCCGAGCTTAAAGAAGAATTTAAGGACGGCAAAATTGGCATTACTGCGGCTTATGAAACGTCTATGCTTGAAAAAGAAGAACAGACCGCCGTATACGAAGATTTTAAGGCTACGGGCGAGATTGCCAAGGCAAAACCGAAAAAGGGCGAAAAAACCGCTGAAAACCCGCCCGCAATAAATATTTTTAGTGAAGAAAAGCCCGCCGCATTGCTTATAGATAAGGATTTAAAGGAGTACCAAATTGAAGGCGATATTGTTATGATTGCGGCGGTTAATGCTGGAAGTCGTAAGATTGAAGGGATTTTTTCATCAGAAACGCACGAAGGCACGGCGCATTATATAGAGCTTGCCCGTGCTGTGGTGCAAGAGTGTTTGAAAAAAGCGGGCTGGAACGAACAAAATTTAAAAATTATGAAGGGTGTTTTGACAGATTTTTGGGATAGCACGAATTTACTTAATCGCCCCAAAAAAAGGGGGAATTAGGTGAAAGACGTTGACGAAATTATTAAAAAAGCCGTAGACGCAGGATTAAAAGCGGGGCTAATGCAGACGGCGAAAGCGGCGGGTAATTTGTATAAAGAAACCGAAAAGCGGCTTTATGCCTACCCCGATTTGCTGGACAAAATAGAGGACGACAAGGCGAGGTTGCGGGAGCTTTTGGAAGGCGGGGCAGTGGTAAAAAGTAGGAGTGTCGTAAGGTTTTCACGGTCGGGGTCTAGGTTGACCCCCGACGAAATATTGAGCGGGATTGTGCAGGATAAGCAAGCGGTGATTGCCGCAGACCAGCACGAAGTAGAAGCGATTGCGGCGGCTTTGGCTAAAATAGAGGACGACCCATATTTTATTGCTATAAAAGGGAAATTTTTGGACGGTTTAACTGATGATGCGATTGCGGATAGCGTGCCGTGCGATACATCTACAGTGCGTCGCAATCGTGGGCGGCTGGTGCGTCGTCTTGCGGTTTTGCTGTACGGGGCGCAAGCTCTTTAATTATTTAACCTTACAAAATATTTTTTAAAAAACTTTTCAAACATCCATACACAACACCCACAAACCCGCTAATAATGCGGGTTTGTTCTTATGTTACAATTATGTTACAGATGAAAAAAAGTGTTGACATCACTGTACAGGTATGATACAATTAAGACAGTTAAGCAAGCGAGATAAAAAACTAAAATCTTAGAGGGATGTACAAATGAAAAAATTCACATTGGCATTATATACAGATATTTTTGCAAAGGCAGATGAAGCGCAAGACACGACGGCGTTGTTAGAAGTTTTAGAAGAAATTGAAAGCATTACTCGGGGCATTGATTATTCTAGTTACGAAGCGGCAAAAGATGGCGAAATTAAAGCTAGAAATATTAAAGCTAGAGAAATTGAAGAAAAGTTTGTAAGATTGCTCGTATATGGGATGACGAAACTTGCAAGGAAGTTTACGTATCGGAATTGTCAATACCTGTAGAAATAGGCGTTGAATATAAAGAAGAAAAATATGGAAGAAATGGAATTGTTATTGCGTCTGATGAATTTGTTACAATTGTAAATTATGAAAACGAAAGAGAAGAATATCTTACGAGTTATATCAATTCAAGAATATAAAAACATTAAAATCTTAGGAGGACACAAAAATGAAAGAATTTAAAGCAAAAGAAGGTATTGCGGTAGAGGATATGGCGTTGGTAGCATTAGCAAACTTGGTAATTTCCGTAAATGATGTTAGCTTGTTAAAGGATGTAGAGGTTAATTATCTGCTTGATGAAGATGGTATTGAGATGAAACCGAAGGGGGATTTTCTTTACAAAGAGCCTAACAATTTTGGTAAATTGGTAAACATCATTTGGCAGTTTACAGACCACGGCTGTCTAAGAAGCGGAATTTTAGCAGATGCATTAAAAAGAAATGTAAGTATGTTTAAGGGTGAGAATTACGCTTAAACGATAGTTAACGATAGTTGATTGATAGGTACTGTACTGCGTTATACAGTACAGTACAGTACAACCGAGCCGTGGCGGTATACCACGGCAGACTTTTATATAGATTTTAACGTAGAAAGGGACGTTACTATGGAAGCTAAAAAAAGCACCCCCCAACAAAGATACGCAAAAGACAAGACAAAAGTACGGCAGTATCGTCTTGAATGTTACACCAGTACCGAAGGGGATATTATAGATAGATTGGATGAGGTAGAGAATAGAGCGGGGTATATTAAAAGGCTTATACGTGCGGATATAGCGAAGCAGGGCAAGGATTTAGTTGGTGAGCAACCCAAGGTTCTAGTTAACGAGCAATCGAAGTTTGAGGGGTGATGTTGTGAAGTTAATCCCTATTGAGATTTACGCCAAGCAAAAAGGCATAGCTACGAGTGCATTATATCAAAAAGCACGCAAGGGAAAGTTAGAAACCGCACAAGAGATTGATGGTGTGTGGATGATAGGCGAGGATGAAGTTATTGAAGATTTACGTTTTGGCAAGAAAAAGTCAAAAGACCTTACGGGTATGCGTTTTGGTCTGCTTATTGCAAAGCATATAGACCACGTTAAAAATGGTATGGCTTACTGGTATTGTGTATGCGATTGTTCGCAGGATGAAAAAGTTTCAAGTGATGTTGTTGTGCGGGGTTCTATGCTTGTAAGCGGCAATACAAAGTCCTGCGGTTGTGCTGTTGGTGGTACGGAGCATTTGAAAAAGACCTATGATGGCAAGAAAAAGTATTATGTTGATGGTACGGTTACATATCAGATTGCGGATACGTCTAAGCTAAGTAAGAATAATACTTCGGGGGTTAGGGGTGTATCCTTTAACAAAAGAAAACAGAAATGGCGGGCTTATATACGGTTTAAGGGTAAGAGTATGCACCTTGGATATTTTGATGAGCTTGAGGATGCCAAGGCGGCGAGGGTTGCGGCGGAGGTTAGGGTGTTTGGGGGATATTTAGGGGAGATGGACAAAGAAGAATAAAACGGGGGTCGCTCATACCCTATACCCCTCATCCCGCAGTATACCCCGTTATATGCCCCACCCTGCGCCTTACACGCATTGCACAAGACGCTTGCACAATTTATGCACTTTTCAAATGCACAAATGAGTGGTACACTATTTTCATAGTAAAAAAGTATGTTTTTGACCTGTTTTTATATGTTTTGCATATGAAATAGGTCTTTTTTATTTAGGTTTTGAAAAGGTGGTTTTGCTTGTGAAAGTTTGGGCGGAAAAGTTTTATGGGGGTAAGCCGTGGCGAGATTGTCGGAGGGCTTTTATTGCAAGTAAAAATTATTTATGTGAAAGATGCTCAACCAATCGCAATCCAATTCCTGCGAAGATTGCACATCATAGGAAGTATTTAACGCCCGAAAACATCAACGACGCAAGCATTTCTTTGTCGTGGGATAATTTAGAAGCGTTATGTCAAGATTGTCATAACGTGGAACACGGTGGAAGCGTCGAGCGGGATAGATATTTATTTGATGATGAAGGGAATGTCATCCCTATCTAAAACGGCATACCCCCCTATATTTTTATCCCGCTTGACCATTTGCTACACCGAGCCGCCCCCGCCAAAAACCTCCGAGCGGGTTATATATGGGGTGTGGGTTTTATGGCGGGTAGGATTTTAGGGCGGGATTGATTGGTATGGTTTAGCTGGTGCGGAGGGGGTGCGGATTTTATGGTTATAAAGCCCGACTTGTCGAAAGAAGAAAAAATCAATAAAGAGATTAAGCGACTTAGAAAAGTTTTTAAGGAGTTGGACAAAAATAAATTGGCGGCGGTCGATAGCCTTATCCGCAATGCCGCTTTTATGTCTGTATCGTTAGAGGAATTACAGGAAATTATCAACAGTGAAGGTTATACCCAAAAATATAAAAACGGTGCGAACCAGTACGGCAAGAAGCAATCCGAAGCCGTAAAAATACACATATCTATGACCCGCAACCACGCTGTAGCTATAAAACAATTAGCAGACCTTGCGCCGTCTGCACCTATAAAGCGTGATGCACTTCACGATTTAAGAGATTTTTAATGCCTTCACAAAATTACATTTTAGATTACTACAGCGAGTTAAAAAGCGGTAAAGCTATTGCGGGTAAGTTAGTACATACCGTGTATGAGACAATTTTAGAACATTTAGAATGTGGCGAATATTTTTACGATACAAAAAAAGCATATAAGGCTATAACCTTTATTGAAAACTATTGTCGACACAGCAAGGGACGCAATGACCTTTTAAAACTTGAAAGTTGGCAAAAAGCCGCTATTGCTTCAATTTTTGGTCTTGTTGATGAATATGGTTTAAGGGTATACCGTGAAGTATTTATTGTGGTTGCTCGTAAAAATGGGAAATCTTTATTAATGGCGGCAATTGCGTCGTATGCGGCGTTTTTAGATGGCGAGTATGGCGGCGAGATTTATTGTCTTGCTACAAAGTTAGACCAAACTGAACACGTTTGGAGTTCTCTAATGCAGATTATCGAAAAAGAGCCGTTGTTAAAAATTAGGACGAAAAAGCGCAAAAATGATATTTATATCGAAGAAAGCAATACTGTCATAAAGCCGCTTGTTTTTAGTCCGAAATCTTCTGACGGTTTTAATTTGAGTTTAGCCATAAACGACGAGTTGCACGCTTGGGCGGGAAATCGTGGATTAATGCTTTATAACGTCATCACTTCGGGCTTGGGGTCTAGGTTGCAACCGCTCGTAATATCTATAAGCACGGCAGGACACGAAAACGACGGTATATATGACGAGATAATGCGGCGTTCTAGCCGTTTTTTAAATCGTGATAGCCGTGAAAGGCGATTGTTGTCGATTATTTATATGATTGACGACCCTTTGAAATGGAATGATTTAGGCGAAATTGCCAAAGCTAATCCGAATTTGGACGTGTCTGTACCGACATCATATTTTGAAAATGAAATTGCAAAAGCTGAAGCCGAACCGAACCACAAACGTGAGTTTTTAATGAAATATTGCAACATAAAACAGTCGCAGACTGTGGCGTGGCTTGATAATCGCTTGCTTGAAGCGGCAAAAGCCAACAAAACCCTTGAAGATTTTAGGGGATGTTATGGCGTGGGCGGCTTCGACCTTTCACAATCGGGCGACCTTACCGCCGCAAGTATTGCCATTGAAAAGGGCGGCAAGATATACACATTTTGTCAATTTTATATGCCTAAAAATAGAATACAGGAAGCCATACAAGAGGACAATGTACCTTATGACCTTTATGTGCGTGAAGGCATACTAAAACTTTCGGGCGAAAATATGGTTGATTATAGAGATATATATGATTGGTTTGTGGATTTAAAAGAAAATAAAGAAATTTATTTGCTTAAAATTGGTTACGACCGATATGCGGCGGGACACCTTTTAGTAGACCTTAAAACATATGGTTTTCATTTGGACGACGTTTGGCAAGGCGAAAACCTTGCACCCGTTATACGTGAGTTTGAAGGGTCTATAAAAGACGGTGATTTTTATATAGTGAATAATAATTTGCTTAAAGCGCATTTGTTAAATGTTACTATGAAGCACAACCTAGAAAAGCGCACTTTTAGACCCGTTAAAATCGAAAAACGAAAGCGCATTGACGGTTTTGTAGCTGTTATTAATGCGCTGACTGTAAGACAAAAATATTATGGTGAAATTAGTGGAATGTTGAAAAATGAGGGTAGGTGATAATATGGAATTTTTGCGTAAAATAGGTATTTTTAGACGATTTGCGAAAGATGCACGCATACCAAGCAAAAAAGAAATTAAAAATTTCTTTGATTTATTTGAAGGTTATACCCCAGCGTGGACTAATGCGCCCGAAGCATTATATGAAATGGAGCTTATAAGGTCGGCAATTGGTTCTTTTGCGTTATTTGTAAGCAAATTAAGTCCCGAGGTTAGAGGGCAAGCGTTGGCACATATGGATTTACAATGGCAAATTGCTATTAATCCATTTATGGAAACGTCTAAATTTCTTTACAGAGTAGCCACAATTTTATCAGTCGAAAATAATGTTTTTATCATCCCTGTACACGACGCAAGCGGGCGTTTGGTCGGATTTTATCCGCTTTTGCCTAGAAATTGCGAAATTGTAGATTATGAAGGTGTTAGATATTTACGTTATACATTTTCAGACGGAAAGCGGGCGGCAATAGAATTTGAAAGGGTTGGCATATTAAACAATTTTCAGTATGGAAGCGACTTTTTCGGCGAAAGTAATCACGCATTAAAGACCACAATGCAATTGATACACACAAATAACCAAGGCATCATTAACGGCGTTAAATCGTCCGCAAATATACGTTTTATAGGAAAAATCGCCAATATGATTAGCCCTGAAGATATAAAAAAAGAGCGTGATAGGTTTTCGGCTGAAAACCTATCCGAGGACAACAAAAGCGGGATGATGATATATGACAATAAATTTACTGATGTAGAACAAGTTAAAAGCCAGCCTTTTACTGTAAATGCGCCGCAGATGAAGCAAATTACTGAAAATGTATACCGTTATTTTGGAACAAATGAAAAGATATTGCAAAATGACTATGACGAGGATGGTTTTAATGCGTATTATCAAGGTAAAATTGAGCCATTCGCCATACAACTATCTTTAGTCTTAACAAGAATGACGTATACAGAGCGGCAGATTGCGCACGGGAACCGCATTATTTTTTCGTTGAGCAGATTAGAATATGCAAGCAATCGGATAAAAGCGCAATTATCTACAACTTTTTTTGACCGTGGCTTGCTTAACCGTGCGGATATTTTGACAAAATTATGGGGCTTGCCCGCCCCTAAAGATGGCGACGCTGAAACATATTTCATACGCAAGGAATACATACGTCTTGAAGATTTAGGGAAGGAGCTGGACTATAATGCCAAAAACGCAGGGCAGGGAATACAGGGCAATGACGAACCCGTTAACGACGCAGACACAGGCGCACACAAAGAGATTTGACACAGATTATTACGTAGAAGGCTATGCAACTACCTTTAACACGCCTTACCCGATATATGAATTTGAAGGATTGATATACTATGAAATTGTTGATAGAAATGCCTTTGACGGTGCTGATTTATCGGACGTTATAATGCAATATGACCACGAAGGGAAGGTTTTAGCGCGTACAAGAAATAACACATTAGGGATTGAAGCCACGCAAAGCGGGCTTTTAATTTTTGCAGACCTTTCTAAAAGCAGTGCGGCGATTGAACTTTATAACGAAGTACAACAACGCTTGGTCGATAGGATGTCTTTAGGTTTTAAAGTGCTAGAAGATAGCTACAATAAGGAAACACGCACACGCACAATTTTAAAATTTAAAAAGGTATATGACGTTAGTGCGGTTAGTTATCCCGCTAATGACAATACTGATATATCCGTTCGCTCCTTTTTTGACGGAGTGATTGAAAAAGAGAAGCGGGATGCGCTAGAGCGGGAAAAGCAATTAAAACTATTAAAAATGAGATTGGAGTGTTCGAGATGAAGAAAAACATCAAAATGAATTTGCAATTTTTTAGCAACGACCGTGTGCAAGAAATAGAAGCACGGTTTGACGCAATTGCGCACGAGATAGAAGCTAGGGGCGACGAACTTACTGTGGAACAAATGACGGCTTTTAGCGCAGAAATTGCCACATTAAAAACGGAGCGTTCGGGGCTTCAAACTGGGCTTGAGCAACGCAATGCATTATTGGCTTCTATTGGTGAAGGAAGGGCGGCGGGTTCTAGGGTCGTACAAAGTTTTCCAAACCCTGCCGCAGTCGGCGAAAGTCGTTCGGCGGAAACTGCCGACATAACCGAAAGTATCGAGTATAGAACGGCGTTTATGAATAATATTTTGCGTGGTACAGAAATACCCGAAGAACTTAGGGCGGACGCAACAACGTCTACAACTGATGTTGGGTCTGTAATTCCTGCCCCTGTGCTTAATCGCATAATTGAGAAAATGGAAGCCGTAGGGATGATTTTGCCGCTGGTTACACGCACGTCGTATAAGGGTGGCTTGGGAATACCAATATCCACCGTTAAGCCTGTGGCGACTTGGGTTGGCGAAGGTGAAGGGTCTGATAAACAAAAGCTAGCTACTGGTAATGTTTCTTTTAACTATTTCAAATTACGTTGCAAGGTGGCTGTTTCTTTTGAAGTCGATGTAATGTCATTGGCTATTTTTGAAACTATGCTTGTAAATGCCATTGTAAAAGCAATGGTTAAAGCAATGGAGCAAGCCATAATTTCGGGCGATGGAGTTGGTAAACCAACAGGAATTTTAACAGAAACCCCGCCAGCGGAGCAAGAAATAGAAGTTGATGAGCTTACATACGAAACATTGACAGAAGCCGAGGGGGCATTACCTGTAGAATATGAAAATGATGCGGTTTGGTGTATGACCAAAAAGACGTTTATGCGTTTTTTGAGTATGACGGATGCCACAGGACAGCCTATAGCACGTGTTGATTACGGCATAGGCGGAAAACCTATGCGTATATTGCTTGGTCGTTCTGTAGTGCTATGTAATTATTTGGCAACATTTAGTCCTACAGTTGCGGCGGGTACGAAATTTGCATTTTTGTTTGATTTTTCGGACTATATTTTTAACACTAATTTTGCAATGGGCATTAAAAAGTATATGGATAATGATAACGACGACCAAGTGACGAGAGCGATAACGCTTGCGGATGGTAAAGTGGTCGATAACGGTTCGCTTGTCGTGCTTAAAAAGGCGGCTTCTTAATGAATTTTAGGAGGTGCGTCGGTGCTTAAAGATGATGTAAAAGTTGCCTTGCGTTTGAAAACGGGCGCATTTGATAATGAAGTTTTAGGGCTTATAGCCGCCGCAAAGGCAGATTTGCGATTGGCGGGGGTTGTTTTTGATGACCTAGACGAAACCGAAACAACCGACGGCGAAAATGTGTCCGAAACTATCACAAATGGTTATGACCCGCTTATAAAAATGGCGATAATTTTATATTGCAAAACGCATTTTGGGCAACACGACCCGCAGGGGCGATTTTTGAACGCCTATTTGTATCAAAAAAGAGCTTTATGTTTGGCGGGTGATTATAATGCCGTGGAGTGATGAAATAACGCTTATACACGCCGATTTTAACAATGCATTAGATGATGACGGTTTTAGTGCGCCACGGCTTGGTGGACACATCACAATCTACGCAAGTAAAAAGTCCGTGGGTTTTAATGAATTTTTTAAGGCGAAACAGGCGGGGTATACGGAGCAAATGAAATTTGACGTATATACAGCTGAGTACGAAGGGCAGACCATAGCTGAGTATGATGGTAAGCTATACCGCATTTTGCGCACGTATATAGACCCGAAAACCAGCGGCGAGTATACGGAATTGACATTATCTGACCTTAAAGAAAAGGGGGCGGCAAGATGAGTTTTAAACCCGATTTTGCGGGATTAGAAGAAATTGAAAAAATGCTTCTTGATAACGCTGAAGCCGCTAGAAAGTACGCCGTGCCAATTTTGCGAGCTGGTGCGGAAAAGGTCGCTGATGCGCAAAATGCGCAATTGCGCAGTATGTCATTTTCCGACCGTAGTACAGGCGAGCTTGCGGGGTCTGTGAAGGTCGGCAAGGTCGAGCCAAACCGTGGCGGGTTAGGCATACAGGTAAATGTATACCCGCACGGCTACCAAAAGCACGGCTTTACACGAAAAAATCAGCGTAGCCTTGTATCTAATGCGCACGTCGGTTTTATGTTTGAATATGGCACGAGCAAAATGTCCGCCCGTCCTTGGCGGGCGCAAGCTGACAAAGCGGCGAGGGAAGCGGCGGAAAATGCAATGTCGGAAAAATGGAGAGAGGTGTCGGCGGGTGAGTAGCGAAAATAGTGGCGTTGACGCTATTTTAATGTCAACACTTGCCGATTTGGGTATTGCTGGCGGTCGCTTGAAATTCGACGGTGAAGCCGATACATATTTTACTTTTCAAATAATTTCGGGTGATGAACGGGCTTTTGCGGATGACGACGGAAATGCATACGAGCATTTTTATCGTGTGGATTTATTTTCACGCAAAAATTATAACACTTTGCTTGGCAATATGAAAAAGGCGTTAAAAAATGCGGGATTTTATGGAATTTCTGTCAATGCCGAGATTTGGGAAAAGGACACAGGATATTATCACGTGTCGCTAGATGTTTACTATATGGAAGATGTAAAGGAGTGATTAAATGGCTACTATAGGTTTACGAGATTTGTATATTGCGCCCATAACGCAAGATAAAGACGGAAAAGTCGCTTATGGCGAACCCACGAGGTTAGCCAAAGCTATACAAGCGCAATTGGCTGTAACGGTTGCTGAAGCTACGCTATATGCTGATGACGCTGTAGACGCAAAAGTAAAAGAATTTGTAAGTGCATTATTGACGCTTGGTATTAACGACCTAGAACCACAAAAGCAAGCCTTAATTTTAGGGCAGACAATGGATGATGATGGTGTCGTTTTTGCGGGCGAGGATGACGAGCCACCGCATTTCGCCGTTGGCTTTAGAGCTAGAAAAACAGGCGGCTTGTATAGGTATGTTTGGTTTTACGATGCAATGTTTGGCATACCTAACGAGGATTACAATACTAAAGGCGAAAGTATAACTTTTAATACGCCGTCTATCGTTGGGACTATTATTAAGCGTTGGGATGGACTTTGGAAAGCCGATTACGTCGGCAAGCCCGACGACCCTATTGCGAAAGTATGGTTTAAAACTGTGCGTGAGCCGAACACAGCCACACCAACAGAGCCGCCAACTGAACCATAAAATTTAATATGAAGGGAGCGAAGGGAAAGACCGCAAATGCGGTCTTTCCTAATTTTTATGGAAAAACAAATTAATAATTTGATACCGATAACGCTAGATAAAGAGCGGCACGTATATTTTTCTTTTGATGTGCTAGAAAAATTACAAGAAAAGGTTGGCGACCTTACGAAACTTGGGGAACACATAGAAAAAATGGCATTTTTAAGGTGGCTTTTAACCTTGCTTTTAAACGAAGGAGCGGCGTATATAAAATTTGTTGCTGATGGCACGGAAAGCGGTGCAGAGATTTTAACGGAGCGACAAGTTGGGTTAATAATAGGAGCGGCGGATTTGGCGCAAAAAAGCCTTATCGAAACTATTTTTAAGGCATTTAATGCGGCTTTTAAGAAGAAAGGCGAGATTGACAAAGAAAAAGATTTTGATGATGAGGACGAGGACGAAAAAGAGGGAAACGAGATAGCGGGCGAATAGATTTCGCCCGCTTTTTATATATCGGCGTTACTTTGCTTGGTTTTTCTGAAAAAGAATTTTGGAAAATGACACCGCTGAAAGTGCTGACCCTTTTTCGTGTTCACTGTGAATTTAACCCCGATAGGTTTAAGCCAATAAAGCCCGTCGGCGTTGATGATATTGACATTGCGCTAGGGGGTTTATAGATGAGTAAAGGCGTTGGGCTGATAGGTACTAAAGTTGTTTTTGATGGAAAAGAGGAGTATAACAGAGCCGCAAAAGAGATTACGCACAACCTTAAAATGCTTGGTTCTGAAATGAGTGCATTGACTGCCGAATTTGGAAAAAATGACACCAGTGTCGAGGGGCTGACCGCAAAGAAAGGCTTGCTTGAAAAGCGGCTTGCGGAGCAAACGACCGCCGCACAAGCCGCCGAAAAAGCACTTGCAGATATGCGGGATGCGGGTATTGACCCTGCTTCGGATGCGTACCGAAAAATGGAGCAGACTTTGGCGGATAGCAATACGGCTATGGCTTGGACAAAATCGGATATTGCAAGCGTTACGGGCGAGTTAGAAAATTCTCAAGGTGCTTGGAGTGCTACGGGCGGCGTTATAGCTGAAACGAGCGAAAAAGTGGCTAGTGCGGACACGGATTGGAAGGCAATAGGCGAAACCATTGCTGGCGTGTCTAAAGCTATTGCGGCGGGTATGGCGGCTGTTGGTGCGGCGGCTGTGGCTATGGGCGGTTATTTGTATAATTTAACGACGGCAACGGCTGAAGCTGGCAGTGAAATAAATGTTATGTCCCAAAAATTTGGATTATCCCGTGAAGCGTACCAAGAATGGGAGTTTGTTTTCAGCCAAGCGGGCGTAAGTATTGGCAAAATGGGCTATTCTATGCGCAATTTGCAACAACAGACGGTGGCGGTGCAAAATGCGCTAAAAGATAACGCCGACGCTTTCGACGAACTACAAAAACAAGCAGACGACGGCGTTATAAGTGTGGACGAATTTAACAAAAGTGTTGCTTCGCTTGAAAAAGATATTGTTGGTTCGTCTAAGGCTTTTAAAAATTTGGGGATTAGCTTGGATGAGATAGTGAATAGCGACCCCGAAGAAATTTTCATTAAAGTGCTTGAAGCCTTGCACGAAATGCCCGAAGGTGCGGAGCGTACAAATGCCGCATTAAATGCCTTGGGACGTGGTGCGGCGCAAAGTATGATGCCATTAATTAATAGCGCAGATAGCATAGACGAGTTGCGTCAAAAAGCGCACGAACTAGGTATTGTTATGTCTAGTGAAACGGTAGACGCTTCTGTTGCTTTTGGCGATAGTATGGATAGACTTACACGCACATTTGACGGTGTTAAAAATAGCATAGGTGCGGAGTTATTGCCAGGCTTTACGACGATAACGGACGGCTTGACTGCTTTAATTTCGGGTTGCGATAATGCGGCGGACGCAATTGTTGGTGGCGTTAATGAGCTTGTAAAAGGCATAACTAATGCAATACCGCAAGTGCTGTCCTTGCTAAACACCGTGGCGAATACAGTTGCAGAGGTTGCGCCGTCTATCATTAATGCACTTGTAGACGGTATAGTTAAAAACATACCACAATTGATAGATGCGGCTTTAAACATTGTTTTGTCGCTTGTGGACGCTATAATACAGGCATTGCCCGCCTTGCTTGAAGGGGCGTTACAGATAATAACCACGCTTGCGAAGGGCATAACGCAGGCATTGCCGACGCTTATACCCGCTATTGTTGGGGTTATAGTCAGTATAATACAGACGCTTATTGAAAGTGTACCGCTTTTTATTGAAGCGGCTTTGGAGCTTATAATCGGGCTTACAAAAGGGATTGTTGATGCAATACCAATCATCATCAACGCAATACCTACCCTTATAAATAGCCTAATTAAAGCAATTTTGGATAGCATACCGTTAATAATTCGTGCGGGCGTTGATTTGCTCATTTCTTTGGTTAAGGCATTGCCCGAAATTATCGTTTCTATCGTTGCGGCGATACCCGAAATAATACACGGAATTTTAACGGCTGTTGTCGAAAGTATACCTTTGCTAATCGAAGCGGGTATTGATTTATTTATTTCGTTGATTGAAGCGTTGCCGCAAATAATTGTTGAGATTGTGAAAGCCGTGCCGCAGATAATTTTATCTATACTTGATGCAGTTATTGGCAGTATACCGCTTTTGATAGACGCAGGGATTACGCTGTTTGTATCTCTTATAGAAGCTATGCCACAAATTATACTTGAAATTGTGAAGGCTACGCCGCAAATAGTGATTGCAATTGTTGATACAATCATTGACCTTGTGCCAAGTCTTATATCGGCGGGCAAAGATTTAATAATGGGTTTGATTGATGGTCTTATAGGGTCTGTTGGTGCTGTTGTTGATGCTGTTCGCAATGTAGCAAGTAGTATTTTGGGCGGTATACGCTCATTTTTCGGCATAAATTCGCCGTCAAAAGTTTTTGCAGAGATTGGCGAAAATCTTGCTGAGGGCTTGGGAGTTGGTTTTGAAAACGAAGCAAAAGACGTTGAGAAATCTATGACGGGTGCAATGGGCAAGGCTGGCGTATTAACTGCTTCCGAAGCCATAAAAGCTGTTAGCGGCGGCATTATCGCTAATTTACATTATCTTGATGAAGCTGTTATTTCGGTCGTGGATAGTATAACGGAGAAGATAGCGGGCGAAAATCAACGCTTTTTGCGGAGAGGTTCGGACATAATAACGTGGCTTACGCAGGGTATAGCAAGGAGAACGCAACATATTACAAGGCAGATACAAGACACAATGCGAAGCATATTACGGACTGCGGATAGTTTTAGATGGAACTTTGTAAGCGTCGGCGAAAACGCTGTACAAGGGATATGGCAAGGCTTCCAAAATATGCGTGGCTGGCTTGAAGGTAACGTGATGGAAATGATGGAAACCCTTGCTGTTATGGTAAGGGAAATTTTACAAATAAATTCACCTTCAAGAGTTTTCGCTAAAATCGGCGAACAAATGGCGGCGGGTATTGATGTTGGCTTTACCGAAGAAATGCGAGATGTAAGGTATAGTATACTGGATGCTATGAAAGGAGTTATACCGAAAAAACCACCTTATCCAAATAATGGCGGCGGTTCGCCAGCGGCTGGCGGTGGTTTTCATTATACACAAATCATTAAAACAAAAGAAACGAATTACGCCGCACAGCAACGGGAAGGCATTAAACAGGCAAAGCAATTTGCAAGAAAGGTGGGAGTGATTTGAGGATAAAAGAAAGGCTTATATACACAAACGAGCGGGGCGAAAGCCTTTATTTTTATCCTCGCTCACAGTACCACGTCAATATTAAGGATGTCGAAGGATTATCAGATATTGAAAATGAGATTTTTAATAATTACAGTATGGGGCAAGATGGTAATACGTTTTTAGGAAGCCGCATTTTAGAAAGAAATATTGAGATTATCGGGCATATAAAAGAGCGCAACAAGGAGCTTGCGCATAGATTGCGGCGGCGGATGAACAGCGTGTTAAATCCACAATATAGCGCAGTGTTACGCTATGAATTGGGCGATTATGTGCGGATTATAAACTGCCGTGTAGAAAATGCGCCGCAATATACAAAAAAGCCCATTTTTGAAGAATTTAATATACAACTTACTTGCCCCAGTCCTTTTTGGCGTGAAACTGCTGAAAATCGCCAAGAAATAGCGTTGTGGATGGGTGGTTTTGAATTTCCTTTACCCGACGGGCTGGAAATACCGATTGACGGAACTTGGGAAATAGGTTGGCGTGTTCCTGCTCTTGCTGTTAATGTCGTTAATGGCGGCGACGTTCGGACTGGTATGCGCATTATTTTTATAGCTTTGGCGACGGTCGAAAACCCCACATTAACAAATATGAATACAGGCGAGATATTAAAGTTAAATTTTACTATGCAACAGCACGACGTTATAACCATTAATACTACATATGGAAATAAAAGCGTTATTTTACGCCGTGGCGGTATTGATATAGATATTTTTAATGCTTTTGATACTGATAGTGTATTTTTGCAATTAGATGTTGGCGACAACATTTTTGCATACAACGCAGATTACGGGACTGTTGGAAACCTTAACGCCACTATATATTATCAAAACCTATATTTGGGGGTGTAATATGGAGCTTTTTGTATATGACCGAGATTTAAATAGACTTGGAATGATTGAGGAAATAACGTCTTTTATATGGACAAGGCGATATTCCAAAGTTGGAGAATTTAATTTGTTAGTACCTTTTACGACCAAACATAGGGAACTTTTGCAAAAAGGTAATTTAATTGCAAAGCGTGATGACAGCGAAGCAGGAGAAATAAAATACATAGATTTTTCGCAAGACACGCAAGGAAAAGAAATTATTGAAGTGCAAGGCAAATTTATAACGGGTTGGCTTGGGCGGCGGATTATTGAAAGACAAATTTTAACAAATATACCGCCGCCAGCTATTATAATGCAAATTGTTATTGAAAATTTGATAAACCCAACGAATGATTTGCGTAAAATTGATAGGCTTGCGAATACTGATTTTTCGCAGATTAGCAGGGCGAATACTGAATATATTTCCGAACCGTTTATAAATGTCGGTTTGGCGGTGGAACAGATAGCGAAAGCGGCAGAGCTTGGATATAAAATAGTTGCTGATGTACGTGAGCAGTTATATAATTTTTCTATATATGATGGCATTGACCGCTCTGCGGCGCAACAGGCAAAACCACAAATGGTTTTTTCTTTTGAATTTGATAACATCTTAGAAAAAACTTTTATACGTTCGATTGAGCGGCTACGCACTACGGCTTATGTCGGCGGCGAAATTTTGCGTGATGCGCCTAGGCGCATTGTTGAGATTGGCGAAAACTTTGCGGGGCTTGACCGTTGCGAAGTTTACATTAACGCAAGCGATATTGCACAGTCTTGGCAGGACGAAAGCGGGACGCAAATAACGCTTTCTAATGCAGAGTATAACGCCCTTTTGTATCAAAGGGGCATACAGGAGCTTATAAATTTTATTGAAACTATGTCATTTAATGCGAAAGTTGATAATCGCATTAGACCAGTGTACAAAAAAGATTATGATTTGGGAGATATTGTAACTTGCAAAGATAGCAAATGGGGCGTAAGCGTAAATAAAAGAATTGTCGAGGTTACGGAAACATACCAAGACCATAAAACGCCCGAAATTGATATTATTTTTGGTGAGGGTTTGCCCGATTTTGCTAACGTAATTAAACATATAAATCAATAAAAAAAGGGGTGAATATATGGAGCAATCTATGTTTTTTAATTCTATTAACGGCGACCGTCGTTATTTAGCCGATAATTGGGCGGCTTATTTCGCTTCTTTTATCGGCAATGGCGTTTTCCCTGTGCCGTCGTATGGTTTGCAAATATTGGCGGGCGATAGCGGATTAAATGTTGTTGTAAGGATTGGAAAAGGTTGGATAAATGGTTATTTTTATGTAAACACGACCGAAAAGACTATTACATTACCAAATGCGGACTTTATGTTAAACCGTATAGATAGAATTGTTTTGCGGTGGGATTTGGCTACACGAGATATTACGGCGCAAGTGAAAATTGGCGTACCTTCATCAACGCCAACGCCGCCACAGTTACAACGTGATGCGGATGCATACGAATTATGTCTTGGGGATGTTTTTGTAGGCATTGGCGCAACGGGCATTACGCAAGCTAACATCACGGATAGGCGTTGGAACACCGAACTTTGCGGGGTTGTTAAGGGTGTAGTTGACCAAATCGACCCTTCTTTTATAACAGCGCAATTTGACGCATTTTTTGCAGAATATAAAACTAATATAAAAGCCGCCTTTGCGGCTTTTTTAGATTGGATTACGAATTTTAAAATTGATAGTCAAGATACAATTGATGATTTGATGATAGAGTTTTTGAACTGGGCGAATGAACAAAAAACATTATCCAAACAATTTATTGAAGAAATAACCAACCAAATAAAAGCCCTAGAAACCCAATCATTTACTTTCATCAACAACGATTTTGACGCTGATTGGGTCAAGCGTGGTTGCGAACATTCGCACGACCCCGATAACTATATGCATACATATTGGCACGTAATAGCGACTGGTATGTTGCTCGCAGAAAGAATAACATCATATCCTACAGGTGAAAAGCACGTTGTTACAAAATTCTACCCGTGGGAAACCGAAGAAAACGGAAATAGAATTATGACGACTGCTTGGACGCAAACGAGAATAACCGATTATGGAACAATGAAAACGAGGGTGGTGTAATATGTCAATTAATAATGATATGGAGAAATTTATTAATAGCGCAGTGATGACTGACGGCGAATTTGCATTACCAATAAATCAGCTTATAAACGCCAACAACTATTTAGAAGCGATAAATCCAAATAGTATAGATATGGCGGCAAGAATGATAATGCGTGGTGCGGAGATTGGCTTGACATTTAAACGTATGTTTAATTTGAATGTAGAAGGCTTGGAAAGACTATCCTTTTTATCGCAACTTATATCATCATCAGAAGCAATGGCGGCTATACAGAACAATACGCAAGCCGCTGACGTTTTCAGCAGAGTAGAGGATGATGTTATCGCACGTGTTTTGTCTGAAATTCTTGGGTTTGCTTCTAATGCTTTCCCGAATATGGCGACAATTGTTAATTCTAATGTAGCAATGTCGGAAGTCGTTAATTCTGATATTGCAATGAGGGCAATTGTTAATTCTAATATTGCGCTTAGTGCAATATCAACAAATACCGAAGCCTTTAATTCCGTAGTTTCATCACCAATATCAATGTCTATAGTTGCAAATTCAAGACGTGCATTGCTTGCAGTTGCTGGTAATTTTGTTTTTCAAAATTCACAAGTCGCAGTAAGCGCATTGTCAGAAAGTACATTAAGACAAACAGCAACATTTCCAATATCCAATACGTTAACGAATAGAAGAAGCGGAAATATATGGATGATTAGTCAGCGACAATCTCTTATCGCTAGTGGAAACGGAACTTACCAGCTTAGACGTGTAATGGGGACTACCCTTGGTACTGCTGAGAATACCATAATACAAACGGCGGCAGAAACATTCAATACGGACGCTCCTGTTAGTAGATTTTTTGTACAGATTGAAAATGTAACAACTGGTACAACTGGCGACGTAACATACACTTTTATCGCATTATAGAGAGGTGATTATATGACTTTGCAAGATAAAATTGATATTATGATAAAGCAAAACACATCCATTATAAGAAAAACAGAAGAATTAATTGAAGAAAACGAGCAACTACGAAAGCATATTGACGCATTAACAATTATGTCCGCCAAAACAATTATGCCGCAATTTGGCATTGATGTTGTTTTCTCTGATGAAGAAATTGCGGATATTCAAGAGATAACGGGGTTGCGGTTGGTTTTTGATGTTGAGGAATATCAACAGAAAGATGGTGTATAGATGGATGGATATGTAAATATTTACGAAAGTACATATGGCTTTTTAGGAACTTTGGCAGAAAATGCAGAAAGTATTTTAATTATTGCGCTTATTGTAGTTATTGTGGGATTAGCCATACTTGCGCCGTTTGCTATAAAATGGCGCAAGATGAGTAAAACGCACGAATTAGAGCAACAAAATATGATTGTTAATATTGTAAAAGAAAATACCGCCGTTATGGCTGGTTTGAAGAGCTTATTGAAAACCTCGACCGAAGCACATAGGGAAGATTTAACGCAGATGCATAAAAGATTTAACGAGCAAAGCAAGACTTTAACAGCAGTTGAAATAAAAGTTGATAAAATTTTAAGAATTTTAGAGGACAAAGGGAGAGATAAAAATGACGATTAAAGCCATAACATTATCAAGTGGACACGGTAAGTATATGCAAGGCGCAAGCGGTATCATCAACGAGGTAATCGAAGCCCGACGTGTAGCAAACCAAGTTGCGAAAATATTGCGTGGGGCAGATATTGCAGTTAATTTATTTCACGAAAATGATGCTAAAAATGCAACCGATAATGTAAATTCTATCATAAAATATCATAATTCCACCCAAAGGGATTTGGATGTATCTATACATTTTAATGACTTCAAAGAAGCGACAGCACACGGCACGGAAACGCTACATATAGAAGGCGACACGCAGACACGCGGAATAGCATCACGTATATCACGTGCAATTTCTGCCGCTTCGGGCATTTTTTTACGTCGTGGCGACGGAACATTTGCACGCACAACGCAAGTAGGATTTTTAAGATTTACAAATCGTCCTGCCGTTTTATTAGAAGTTTGTTTTGTGCGCAATGAAAACGACGTAAGATTGTACCAAGAAAATTTTTATGCTATATGCCACGCCATAGCAGAGGGCATTATCGGTAGAGCTATTACGACGCAACCAGCACCTCCGCAAAATATGCCTAATCACGAGCCAAGCGAATGGGCAAAAACATCTTGGATAAAAGCAACTGCAAAAGGTATAACTGATGGTACGAACCCGCAAGCAAACGCTTCAAGAGAACAAATAATTGTTATATTGGATAGACTTGGATTATTGGATTAAAAAGGGGGATTAATATGGATTTTATGGAGTATATAGAGCCTTGGGCATTTGTTATTATACCTGTTTTAAATGTTTTTGGAGTAGGGTTTAAAAAGACACTGAAAATTGCCGATAGCTTAATAATTTGGTTATTAATAGCGATTGGTGTTTTTCTTTCTATGTTGTGGGTGCTTGGTGCTTCTACAGCAGACGGCGGAATTGATAATTTGCTTTTAGCGGCATTTGCTGGCATAACGCAAGGCGTTTTGTCTGCTGGTGTAGCCATCACGATTAGTCAAGCCGTGAAGCAGATTAAAAAAGGCGATTAAAAAGGAGTGGACCAGATGTGGAACGAGGAAATGACGATAAAGGAATTGCGTAAGTATGCCGAGGATAACGGGGTTTCTCTTGGAAATTTGACTATAAAAAAAGATATTATTGATGCTATAAGGCAAGCCGAAATGAAGGAACAGGAAGCCATCGGGGAAATAAACGAATTGACGACGCAAAAAACCGTTGAAACTCCTGAAAATAAAAACGATACCGAAAATGATACTTTCGTCATACCACGGCTTTTACAAGTTTCTAGGCTTTTGATGACTGGCAAGGATGTAAGCGCAACGCATAATGCTTTAATTGAAAAAGGGTTGCATTGCGGAAAAGAAAGCGAGCAGGGTATATATGGCAAAAATACGGCTTATGCTGTACGAGTTTTTCAAGCAAAAAAAGGCTTGATTGTTGACGGCAAGGTCGGCAAATTTACGGCAAAGGCTTTAGGCTTTGAATGGGGTGGTAAA